TAGCAGAGATACAACAGTTTTCTGGTAAAGCAACAGAGCTTGCTATGTCCCAGATTGAACAGGAAAAGGCTAGGCTTAAGACTCGGTTAGCTCCTTATGTTAGTGCTCTGCCAAAAGGTGACCAGATGTATGATATGGCTGTGGCTATTAGAGAAAGAGAAATGGTTCGTAGAGTGTTAAGACAGAATACTAAAGACCCATTACTATCTCACGATGAAATGGTATATGAACAGCCTTGGAAACAGATACGAGATGCTTTTTATAAGATTCGTGACAAAAACTTTAAGGTTGTAGTAGATGGTAAGACCCAACTACTTACTGGAAAAGAAGTTATAGATAATATTAATACTATTATCACTAAACAGAATGAAACAACTCACTCTTGGTTAGTTGGTAACAGGGATAAAATTAATAAGTGGTTAGATATATCTAAGGATAAGGGCGGTGAAGATACTTGGGCTGGTTTAGATAAGCTTAGAAAAAAATGGTTCAAGTATAATGAGGAGCTTATTAGGAAAGGTGAAGCTCTACCTATTGCTGATTTAGGTATAGATGGTATAAGAAATATTGGTAAAAGAGTTTTAGCAAGCTTTACACCTGAACCGTTAAGAACTCGTAATGAATTGTTAAGGATAAAGAAAAACATAGAGATTACTTCTAACGACCTTACTGGTGAACTACCTTTTGAAGCATATTACCCACACTTAAACTTTGATAGAAAGATAGCAACTGCTAACCTTGATAAAGCTATGGAGCACGTAACAGCTCAGGCTAAGAAAGGGGAAATTACTATAGCAGAGAGAGATAGGGCGTTAAAGAGATTGATGACTCACTATCGTCAGGTTACTGGTGACTGGTTAGCTAAAGATGAGATGGGTGAAAACTTTGATACTATGCAAGAAGTTTTAAATCAGACAGCAATGGGTAGAAAACAGAAAGCAAAGAACATTCTTACTGGTGACCTAAAGAAAGTTGGTAATCAGTTCAGTCGTAAAGCACATCTTGGTGGTTGGGACCGTAGTCCTGAAGCTTATGACCAGTATATGAAGTCTATCATTGACACATTTTATAAACAAGCTATGCAGATTCAGAACAGGGTAGTGATAACTGAGTTTGGTAATAGATTTATTAAAACAAGTAACGACCCAAAACTAACAACGTCTTGGCAGAATTTCTTCAAGCTATATGCTCAAAGTGCTATGGGTTATCCAACTCATATACCTGAGTCTGTTATGAATGATAGGAATATGAAGCTAAGAATGACTCCATATAAGTGGTTTGCTGACAGTCAGACTAAAAAACGTGTTGATTATATACGTAAGAAGCTTGGTATACAGAGAAAACAGCTCAAGAAATGGGGCTTAGATGAGAAAACTATAGATGAATTAAGTGGTATAAGCTATGGTAGACTCAATGCTTGGTCTGCTTTGGAGGCAAAATATGAACTGGCTTCACTACTTGCTCACCCAAAGAGCTCTATAGCTAACCTTTATGGTGGTACTATACATACTGTAGTTGATACTGGCTTTAGGAATTGGAAGAACGCAAGGAACTTTGAATACTTAAAGACTCACGTTAACCCTGAGTGGAAAGGGATGGAAGATGTAGAGAGATGGTTACAGAGACTTGGGGTAACAGAAGAGTTCTTAATATATGAAGCTGGACTAAACCCAAACATTAAGTCTGGAAGATATGAAAGTTTTGTTAGGGATGTTACTAAGAAGCTAAAAGGTGACCCTAACTTATCAGATAAGTCGTTGCTTGAATTGAAAAGGAAGCACAAGTTAACAGATACTATGTGGAATGCCGCCGCTTCTTTTATGAGAGTACCAGAAAGAATCTTAAGAAGAGATGCTTTTATGGCTCATTATCTACAGGCAAGGGAGAAATTTGGTAATTCTATTAAAGACTTTGACCATCCATTCCTTATTGAGATGGCAAAACGTGGTGTTAAAGCCACACAATTCTTATATAGTGCTCCGCATAGACCGATGTGGACCAACAGTGCTCTGGGTAGGGTGTTTAGTAGGTTTCAATTATGGAGTTGGAACAGTGTTAGATTTAGAAATGACCTAATGCGTGAAGCAAAGGTACGTGGTGTGATGCCCGGTACTGAAGCTTATGAAAGAATGGTAAGGTTAGGTACTGCTGATGCATTTATGTTAGCAATGTCTAATCTGTTTCTATATAGTTTATTTGAAAGTGCTTTACCAGCTCCTTGGAATTGGTTCCAAGATACTGCTGACTGGTTAATGGGTGACGATACAGAGAGAGAAAGAGCATTCTATGGTTCTGTTCTTGGACCAGCACAGATGATAACACCACCTTCAATGAGGTTGGTAAGTCCTATGTTTAAGTGGCTTGTACACGGTGATTCTGAACGACTTACTGATTATTATATGTGGACGATGCTACCATTTGGTAGAATAATGAGAGATATATGGGGACCGGGCGGTGCTTTAGAGAACCCCTACTATGCAGTAACAAAGATTTCAGGGATACCAATCTCTCAAATAGGTGAAGCTGTCAAAGGTGAACCACCTTATAATCCAAAGGGGTACTAGTGAGTGAGAGTGACAAACCTAAGACAGCACGGTCGTACCGTGGGGCAGTCGTGGATGATAACGCCGTTATTAGTATTAACATTAAGTGGCTTATTCAAGTGCTTATTCTTGTCGGCGTTGTTGTTATGGGATACGTTCGTATTGAAATGCGAATTGGAGACCTTGAATCAGGACTTGTCGATGCTGATACTGAAATTAAACAACTATTAGAGTCACACGAAGCAGAGCAAGAAGAAGCTATGGCTAAACTAGAAGAAGAAGTTAAGTGGTATCAGACTGAGTTTAATTTGAATCCACTTAGTTGGAAAAAGAAAAGGAAGAAATAATGCCGATGCCATTTCATTGTATGGAGTGCGATAAACCAGTACAGCAACCACTGCGTGGTCTGTGCCCTAAGTGTAAGAATGAACACGAACAGAAGAGAATGGTTAGTAGCACTAAAATAGGAACCAAAATGAAGTTACCGAGTGATGTTGGACAAAGCGAAGATACTTAATAAAGTATATCAAGTAGTAAAGGGTGTAGCACCACGCTATGCTGATGAGTCATTAGCGGCGGCAAAAGCTAGTGTACCTGTTGTGCAACCTAAGTTTTATGGCTATGATAAAGCCACAGGAGCATCAAGAAAGACCAATACACCTGAACGATTCGGTGAGCTAAGACAGGAAGCTCATCAAACAGCTATGGGTGACGCCGCTAAGGGTGCCTTACATACTGCTAGTAGTATTAGATGGGGACATATTTGGAGAGAAAATAGAGTTACTAAAAATATGTATGATAGGATTACTCCTTACATTGACGAAATAAAAGAGACTCTTGACCCCAGAACTATAAGAAGAGCCAATAAAATGATAAAGGCTGAACAAAGGGGACCATTCCTTGAGGATTTATCTACTGGCAATATGAATAGTAGTAATGTTAGAAGGACATCTAAACATTATGAAATGGATACAAGGTATCTCCAAGATGAAGCACCTGAGTTATTTGAACACGCTATGAAAAGACAAGGGTGGAATCTAGATGGTACAGGACCACTAGATAAGCTTAAACCTATGCTTATTAGACCTAAACCAAGTGCAGGTAATGCTAACTGGCAAGACATACAGAAGGACGAAAATGTAAAGTTTATACAGTACTTATTACATCAAGGTAAAAAGAATAAGTTAAGTCTTGAAGAAGTACAAAAATGGTTTGATGATGATTGGTCAGATTTTATAGTGGGTCAGATAATGAAGAAGAATAACGGGACTCGTGGTAGACCACTCTGGACCAGAGAGATGACTATAAAGAGCCTTAAAATGAATGGTGGTATGCCTAGGACACAAATAAAGAATGGTAAATTATATATTGACCAAGTTATTATGTCTAGTGACCAGACTATGGGGTTTGCTCCTGTTAGTATGGAAGTCGGTCGTAATGGTCAAATAAAAGCATTGGTACACGATGTGTGGGATAATGGTACACCGGGTAGTCCTTTGTGGCAAATGTGGACAGGTAACCAACAAAACTTAGTGTTAAGTCATAGTAAAGTATTTAATCTAGAGCCTAGTATATTAAACCTAAGAAAGACAGAGATGTGGGGTAAGGTACAGGCTAAGATAAAAAGAACAGTTAAGAATCCTGAAAGAGCAGGTCAAGGTAAGGATATTGTTGAAGCGGCTAAGATACAGTACAATGGTGACCATCAGGCTATGTCCGATGAACTTCTTGCCAGACTAGAGACATATCTTAATTATCAAGTTAAGCATAATGGTAAGTCACCACTCCGTGCACTAGATGAAGTAAGTCAAAAATTAGGCTCAGGAGATACCAGAAAAGTAGATAAGAAATGGCTACAGGAGATAATGAGTAACGATGATATGGTAGCCGTTGATGCTGATGCTTCTATAATTATTGCTGGAGCTAGAGCAAAAGCAGATAAATTTAAAGCTAATAAGAAGCCTTACAATAAAGAACAGTTGAAAGATATGAACCTTAATCAAAAGATTACTACATCTATGAGTAAGACAGAGAGTAAGGCACTCAAGGAAACAATGTCATTTTTTAAGAAGATGGAGAATGAAGAATTATCTAACGAAGCGGTCCAAGCATTTATAGATAGAAGAGTTATGCCAATAGCTTTCGGTGGAGCACTTGCTGGTTCTGGCTACACTATCTACAAAAAATCCCAAGAATAGTGATGGATTACCTCCTTATCCTACCGTTAGAACCAGCATTTTTTCAAAACGAATTGAGATTTGGTAGTTTTAAGTGAAAAAGCTTAAAAAAAAACGTAAAAACCCGTATTTAATTTTTGGTAAAATTTTCGATTCCTTTAAGACCTAAATAAAAAAAAGGAAGTATAGGGGACTGACAGAAGAGCCAGTCCCCTTTGCTACTGTATATACGCTATGGCAATAAGGATATAGCAGGAGCAACAATACTGTTAAAATAACCACAGCCTTCGTTTACCTTACAAGGTTTACCAGCAAGGTCTGTGTCTAACCATTGGTTTAGGTAAGGTTTCTTACCTTCTTTACGTTCTATACGCATCATTACTGCGTCACAATTACCGTTGTTCCAATTAGCACAATGGTTACGGGCTCGGTTCAAATTGGTAGCTCTGTTCATAGTGTCTCCATCTTACTAAGTAATAGTCTGCTCTATCTAGTTCCCCACTTAATAAAAAGTGGTAGGCTTGTTCTAAAGCAGACGGAGGATATATATCGGTAGCCAACCATTCACCTGTCAGACAATCCTTTTCCACACATACGTGTTTATTGTTATTGTTTTCAAGTGATAGATATCCTCCATCAATTATATTGGAGTCCTTATCAATTTGTCTTCGTCTTTCTTGTCCCATTTACAAGTTGTCTTTATGTCCTGTATCAATTTATCAATGTTGGTACATATGTCCAACTGGTTATTACGATACTGGACGTCATAAAGAGCGTGAAGACCAGACAAAATTAATCTTATGGAATCAGGTTGAATACTTAAAGAGTTTTTATCGCTCACTATCTTTGTTTGAGTATTCTTTTTATGTTCCAGTTCAAGGAGAGTAGCGGCTAAATAAACTGCTAAATCAGCCGACTCTTCAATCGATTCTTTCAGGTTATTACGACCACCTTCTCCTTGAATTGGAATATCCTGTCCATACTTTTCTTGTCCTAGTTCTAACCTAGAACGCAATAAAGCAAGGACCCTGTCATTGGTAGTTACTTTGTTCTCCATATTCGAGTACCGTAATTACCTTGCTCTGTTCTTTTACGACAGATGAACTTTCGGTCAAGCTTCTTTGCATATCGAGCGACCGCTTGAGCCAAGTTTGATGTCTTAAACCTATGCATAGGTATAAAGACGCTTTGATTAAGATTCAACTCAGCGATGAATCCGTACTTTGACCTATATGGTCCCGACCTACCAGTGGTGGGCTCAGGAATAGGTATATTGTCATCGAAGATATAGTTACTCATATTAGTAACGTCCTCCTTTAGCGAGCTTCTTCATTACATACATACTTATCTCAGCAGGAAGCTCCTGTATCAACTGAATTAGTATGTTAAAATCCTCTTCATCTAGAGGACCTTTTCTTGTATTACAAGCTTTACAAATAAGCTGTAAATTTTCTATTGTTGTTGGACCACCTTTACTAAGTGGTACTATGTGGTCACAAGCTATAGTTCTAAAGTTCAATTTCTTCTCACAGTACTTACATTCTTTACCATATATATCATAAAACATCTTTCTTATATCATTGCTATCTATATTGTATTCAACATCATAGTCTATACTGCGTCTTTTTAAGCTACTTTTTAATGTGCTCATTTTTGCAGAGAGTTTCTTATAAGCCTTTTCCCAGAATGTGCGATGTATTGGATACAGTTTATCTTTAAAATCATTCTTTGATAGCATCTAGCTTTGCCTTTTTCTTACGATAATAAGAAGATTTCAATACTTTACTTTCATAAAATGAATCTCTTACTTGAAGATATCTCTTATATCCAGAACTATTTTCTTTAAGTTTACCTTGTTTTATTAAGTTCTCGTAAAACAGTACAAGTCCCCTTTTAGATATTTTACTGTCAACTCCGTTTCTTATCTTTTCCATTTTCATCTCCCGGGTCTCGTGGTGATACCCATTTCGTATCCTTTATTGCATCATCATTTATACCGAAGTCTTTTCGTATTTCATCGAATATATGTCTAACATTCTTTTCAAATACAGTCAATACTTCACGTGTAACTTCTACTGCAATCCCCTCTATTGCGGAATCATAATTTAATTGACATCCTTTATATTTGCGTAATGTCTTTTGGATTACTTCATAGAATCCTAATGTTCTTTTTTCTTTCATATTTTTCTCCTTGTTAAATGGGGGCTAACTCGACCAGCTAACCCCCATTTATTGCTACGCTAATGTATACTCAGCGTACTTGTTGCCAGTGTGACTTTTAACTCGTTTGGTCTTAATAGCGTGTCCTTCTGTTCGCAGTACATTAATTACTGCGGCAAGTCGAAAACAACCACACCGATTTAATGCCATCATTGGCGTAACAGGTATACCCTGCTTGAGCAAGTCTAAGATAATTAGCTTTTGGCTAGTATTACGTCTTGGCATATATTGCTCTCCGAAACTACTGGGTGTAAATGAATCCCGAATTTCCAAATGGAAACTGAGAAATCAAGAGCCTTAGTGCTCATTGTCTTTCCATTATATTGCATTCTGTTGTTTTCTTGATATACTACACCGAATTGGAAAAACCTAAATAGTGTAATATAGAAACCTCCATTAACAATGAAAATGTCCAGAAATTTACTCACTATGACCTCCTTATTCTTTTAACTTTAGAGATAGAAAATCCCGGAACTGTAGCACCTTTCGTCATAACTTGTCTTGCCTTTTTCTTATCCACAGCTTCGGTCATTACTACTTTCTTAAAATCATTAGGGATTTCATCTTCATTAACAATAACGACAGGACCCCAAGTTTCATACAACTTGTATCTTGCGGTATCTGTCTCATAGACTCCATTATCGTCTCCTAGCTCTTCAACAACCATTGGAATCAATGAACCGTTGAAATAATCTTTGAGACTTTGGACAGCCTTTCTTCTTACCTTTAGCCTAGTTTCTTCAGCTTTAATAGCTTCGATTTCAGCATCAATAAGATGTTCTCTTCTACTGAGCTCAAGCATAAAGTGGTCTATTCCATCGACCTTCCGCTTTATTTGAGACTTGACCTCTTCCATAGAATTGAGAACTTCTGTGACATCGGACTCTTCAGTTTGATATTCAGCCTGTATTTCAAGGTCGATATAATCACCTAATAAGTCTTTAGTCGTTTTCTTTACTACCATCTTCGGGCACTCCTTTGTAAAAGACACTTGACGAAACCTTTTCTTGGTCTTGCCTTACGTGTTCTTCAATTATGTACTCGACCTGTTTCTTTAACGACCGCTTATTTTTCTTAGCAATCTCAGACAACAGGAATTTGATTTGGGGGCTGACTTCAGCCTTAAGTATGTGATTCTTCACAATTACTCCTTTTTACTGGCAATCTAAATGATGGTTGCCATTCTAGGTCAACTTCAAATAAATCACCATCACTGTTTTTGAATAACTGAACCTCTTTATCTGGACTATCTTGCCTACCATTGATACCTATTACTTTGCGTGATGCATTCTCAATCGCTCCACTGCCTTTACCTGCATAGATGTCAAGGACTTCGTTTCGACTATATTCTCTAGATACTTGAGATATCTGTATGATAATAATATCGCTGTTAATAGCAAGATTGGATAAATAATGCGAGATATACCGTACCTGTTCATATTCACCTCTAACATTTCTTGGTGTCTCTAATAAATCTATATAGTCTACAATAACAAGAGCAGGGTCTAATTCTTTAATCTTCTTTGGTATCATCGTTACTTCACCAGCGACCGTCTGTATTACTATATTCTGTATATATTCTTTAAAAGTCATACCAACATATCTATGACTCTTAGTAACCTCTTCTTTAGTCATTCCACTTGCAATCTGCAAATTCCTTCTATGCATATACCAACCACTTAATTCTAAAGATAAGAATAATGTTGGTACTTGCCATTCAGTCCTTATACAGTCATTGGCAAAGTCATATCCCAAAGCTATATTTTGTGCGAGAGTAGTCTTATTTGACCCTGTTGGACCAAATATTGTTACTAATTCACCCGGATATATAGCACAATCCTTGTCATTCAAACCAAACCTTTCAGCAAGGTCTATCATCCTACCTGAGAAATCAGTTTCTAATCTTTCAGATAAGTCTTTCTGTAACTCGTCAGCGTTCTTTACATCTACCAGATAATCCTTATTCTTGTAGTATATGCACCTAGGTTCACATACCGGTACAAGAATTTCATCATCACAACCATATTTATATCCACCATTGTAAGTGGCTTCGACCTTGTCAATTACAATTTGTGGGTTTAATTGGTTATTATTCCAATGTAATAATGACGACTTAGCGGCTTCACTCGGTATTCCGTGTCTACGCATATGGGATGCTATTCGTAATACCGTATTGTTTCTTGTTCCTTCATTAGGACCTCTTTTATAAAGAGTTTGTATACAAGGCACAATATTTCTAGGTTCAGACACTCGTGTCATTTCCCTAATTTGTGGCACATCTTTGTCAACAAGTTCTCCAAGACTACCATCACCCCATAGTTCTGATTGTCCTGTGCTTAATCTTCTGTCACTAGCAATCTTATGAATTCCTGCAACAGATGATGTCATTACTTCATTATAAGTTAATGGTACTTTAAACAGTTGTGACTTGATATTCAAAGTATGTGGTAAACGTATTAATGCTGTACGTGTATAGACGGCTGGGTCAATGGGCACCAATTCATCAAAGATGCCCATCATAGTTTGCTTTACCGTAAATGGTAAGTCTGAACTTGGTTCAAAACCAAAGCATTCACTGCTAATATCCACGTGATAGCCATTACCAGAGAAATAAGCTTGGAAGTTACCTTCCTTTAAACTTAACTCATCAGTAAGATGAAAGATAATAGCCTGTGTTTGCTGTAAGACATATTCATCAGAGTTCTGACCTTTATCAATATCGATTGGTACATCAGTGATACCCCTTGTTCCCAAGAAGTTCTTTATTGTTCCACTCTTCTTAATAAAGTTCAAAGCTTCATCATCATATGTATATACGCTTTTGTATATAGCTTGGTTACTCCCTTGTTCATAAACTAAATCCCATAGTTCCTCGTAAGGAACGAGAGCCCCCCGTCTAGAGGGGCTCCCTATTGCGACTTCTACGTACAATTAGAACTTTGTAGGTTCTGAACCATTTGATGTACCAGCACCATTTGGTTGCACGTTAGACATATCGGCTTCCTTGATAAGATTCTTACCTTTTAAGAAAGCTATATAGCCTTCTAATTCAGTTCTCATCTTATCGGTATTTGGTACCAACCTAGGATAAACGGTCGTGTATGCCTTGGAGGGGTCCTTTCGACCCGGTTCCTTGTATACGTAACCATACGCATCAAAGCGTGGTACCAAAGGGTTAGTGACGTGATGTTTCTCCAAATATAATGCGAGATTATCTATGGAATTTCCATCAGCATCAACCCAGTTGCCTTGTACATCAGGACCTCCTTGAAAGCCCACTACATCAAAGAGCCAATAAAGTCTCTTTAACAGTGTACAGGTCTTTATGTTGCCATTGGATTCTCTATCATATGACCCAACAATCTTCATTTCCACAGGATACTGTGAACCTTCTAATTGTAAAGTCACTGATATAAAGACATCAGCCCAATCAAATAAATCGGTCTTGTCTTCATAACCCATTATAGCAACAGGTAGAAACCCTAGAAACTTACTCCCACCATCGGGGGCTGTATCTAGGTCTTCTGGACGAAAACGTGTAGTTTCATTCATCTACTGTTTCTCCTCTTTATAATTAAGTATTTCATCACATACTGTTTTATAGTCAAACGGAAGTTGCTTCTGATTCAAAGGCTTGAGTCTAGAGCCAACGACTCTTTCATCATAAGCCTCAAATGAAACATAGAAACCACCGTCATCTTTCTTAGCTGTAATATATCCTATTACATCGGCTTTAGCGGCAAGAGAATACCCGAGTCCTCTCGGGAGCTCAGGTCCTAATTGTGCTTTACCATCAGTTACAACTGTAGACTTTGCGTGTGATATCAATACCAGATTTCCACCTTTTTGTTTTATCAGACTTTGGAATCTTTTAATTACGTCAACATTCTTCCGTCTGGCTTTACCCCAGTCGGCTCCCCATTGACCTTCTCCCATTGCTGATATTCCCAGTTCCTCACAGACTGTAGTTTCAATCCATTCATTTACCTGTCCGATAGTGTCTATAACTATTGTCTCATAAGGCAACGTATCCCACGCTGTCGCTAACCAGTTGTAAACTTCTATTAATGAATAGGCATCAATAGGTTTACCTTTATCTTTACCAGTACGTGCTAGGAAACCACGTTCATTTGGTGGGATTACTTCTGTTTGCGGTACACCACCCTTAGTGACCTGCTTATCTTCGTGTAAGACAGGTCTCATAGGTGGATTTAAGGAAGAAATGGTAACCGCATTGACGCCATCTACGAAATCAGAACCTAAGTCCGTATCTAATAGAATGACTCCATCATTTCCTTTGTCAGACCATCTGCTTGACGCAGTAGTCTTACCCGTTTTGGGTTGTCCGATTAGAAACCACGTTAGACCGGATGGCATTGCTTTCCAGTCCGTCGAGACTTTCCTCACGGTTATGTTGGGTGCTTGCATTAGCATCTCCTTCAGGTTTTGGTACTACAAGAGTACCATATTCGACCATATTTGGGTTCAGGCTGGTCCAAATGTAGTCATAATATGCCAGATTTGCAATAATATTATATACTTGGGAAACACCAAGAGATACTATATGCTGTGTGGCAAACACTGTATGTTTCATAGAACAAGGAGCTTCTGGAACACTATCTGTAGGAATCCATTCCTTCATATAATTATCCATATCCTTGGTTACAGTAGACATCTCTACTGTTGTTGCACCCATCCGTAAATCAATTAAGAACTTACGGTTGTCTTGTAGCTTCCAATCTTCATACACTAATTTTCTTGACTCCATATCATCTGTACATACAATCATCATAGGCAATACAACTGAACCATATTGGAAATTTCTTTCCGGTCTAAATTGTTGCCAGTCTTCTGCATATTCTTTATGTAAGTCAACTGCCGCATCCTTTTTAAACTTGCCTGTTTGATACAAAGGATACGCCGTAGTACTTAAGTTATGGTCCTCTACTCTATCGCTGTCATAACCCCAAATAGACTGCCAGCCCATCATAGTTAAACTTTGAATCATAAAAGAACCAATACCACCGAGACCTACTACACCAATCTCAGTTAATTTAGGTAAAGGAATTAAATCCTTATTCCTTAGGAATCTTGTTTCCATTGCCATTTGATAAAATCCTCCAGCATTTGATGTGCCAATTCCTCACTGCCAAACATACAAATATCCTTAATCTTTGTGCTTTCAGCACTGATTGCATCCAGTTCTTCTTGATATTTATGTTGAGCTCGACCTACTTCTTCTTCAAACTTTGCTTCCCATTTATCGTGGTCTTTAAGTAGTTTGTCTACTGATACACTATTGCTATAGTAACCAGTATACTCAGCTCTACGTCTGTTAAGTATATTGTTTACTAATTCGTGTATCTCTTGAGGAGATTTGGTCACAATCTTATTGTTCTCGAAATCTTCAGCCAATCGACGTTCTTTATCAAAATGTTTTGACTGAACGGACGCTAATTTGTCACTAAGTATTCCATCAATCCGTTTTATGAAATACTTCTTCTGTGGTATTGTCATAGACATATACACTCCTTATTTATTAAGTTAAGTTAATCAATAGGGGTATCCGGCTTTCTCACCAGTTGTACGGCTCGGTGCGGTACAGGGCTCACGTATCCGGTTTTATTACATACTGGCTTCAACCCCTACTGAAAGCGTGAGGGGACCCTTTAGCAAGAGCCCCCCCGGTACACTATCATACAGTTGAAGGTAATGTGGAAGGCATTACAATAGTGCACTAATATCCATAATAGCCAGACACATATAAATGTGGGTCTATATCAGGACACTCCTTACGGATGTCTTCAGTAAATTGATGTTCGTCTATTTCACAATTATTCAATTTATTAAAGATAACATCTGCTTTGACCAGTTGACTACCTAAGTCAGCTTCCCCGATAGGTGTATTGTCTTCTGGTCCTTCGGCTTTTTTTCGTCATCTACTCCACTAATTCGATTGTACCCACCCCAGCCATTATAATAACCACCATAACGACTGTCATTCTGGGTATTAAGGATGTTAAGCTGACCATTCTTGTTATAAACAATCTTAGTCTTCTTGTTTTCCTTCTCAATCTTCTTTGCTTCTGCTTTCCATTCTTTAGGAACATCCATTTTATAGTCAGCAACTACATCGCCTTCAATAAAATTTGGAAATCCAAAGTGGTCCCTGTAACTAACACCCGTACAAAATTCATCTTTGTCAGACGCAACTACTGTCGTGAAGAACAGACCTTCTAGAGGTGCTTGTTCTAACGCTGTGTCTTTATCGGTACCACTAAAGAACGCTCCCATATTATGATGAGAATGTATTAACCCTAGATAACAATTCTTCAATTTCTTGTTTTCCTTGTATATCTGTGGCAATATTTTGCCCAATTTCTCACCATCAATCTCAGTTTCTGTTGCGTGACCTAAGTCTATTGCAACGAAGTGATTGAGACTAACTTCTGACGGGAAGCCATTCTTTTCACGCTTATTTACTCCATACCAAGCTGGTCCAGACCACTCTTTACTCTTAAAACGAGTCAAGAGATAATTGATTTTCTGGACTATTAGGTCTGGTAGGTTCACCGTAAGCGTCAATTTGTTTGCTTCGTTTGTCATCAGTAACTCCTTTATAGAGAGCTTTCAGGTAATTCTGAAAAAACTCAAGGGCATCTACCTGAAATTTGACCCTGAATTCTGTAACTAAGCCATTAGTGTCATAATTATCTAACACTAATCCCATTTGATTGACTATCGTTCTATATTCTTCTCCCATTTGCTCTCTTTTCTTAATGGGACGAATACTGTCGTCATTACGTAAGCTTATCCAACCAGACATTATCTGATGTGGATTAAACGAATCAATCACTTGCTTGAATAAGGGACCAAATTCCCTTATACGCCATATGAAATACAGAACTTTAAAAACCTCTGACTTCATAGGTCTTGTCATACCTGCGGCACGTAAACACCACTCACCAACTACTCTATTTACTTCATCATTTTGCATATATACTTTATTTGTTATATCTGTTGGTGTCAGATAGATACGAGTCCTTGCATTAAGTACTTCTTTAATCTCAGGATAACTCTCATTATCACGATGTGTAAATTGATTAAAGCGATACTTTAAGCCATCAAATGAATTAGGTATACTAAATACTCTGTCCTGAGCAAACGGGTCGTTACCAGTTCTTATTACACCTGTAAAAGATTGTTCAATCCAAGCATATCCATTAAGTTTATGCGTATTGTATATCTCATCCAGACATTTACTCATTCCTTCGTTATAAAGTTTCTCTAACATTTGATGCCAACCGTGCATTCGGTCAACTTCTTTGTCTTCTGTGTCTGTTTCATACCTTAAAGTACCTTTATAAACACAATAAGCCATTAAAGCTTTCTCCCAAGTAACACCCATCGCCTCAAGTTTCTCTTGAGTTTCATCATTACGCATCCAACTGTCAAAATGCCGCATAATTAGATTGCCACCTAAATCATTTACGATAGCTCTTGCCATCTGTGATAGATATAGCCACTCTCTAAATTGCATACCTCTGCGTCCTTGCATCTGCCCACTACGTTCAAAACTTCTATGCTGAGTATTAACATCCCAGAAACAATCAACACGTGTCCAAGTATTTAGAAACGCACTAGATATATTCATTAGTGCAGGTATGTTTCCTTGATTAACTGCTGTAGAAAATGGTCTACCGTAATCACCTAAACAAGGACTTCCATCTGCTGAAATATGTGGATGAACACTCAATGGCATATTAGTATCTTCACGTCTGTAGCTTAACCTACGTCTGAGGTCCCACCATTTTTCATAATTGTCTTCATCTGGTTTAATGAGTACTAAACTAGGCTCATATAAACTGAAGTCTAATGAATGTGGTGGTAATGTTAGATGACGTCTTGCCCTCATCTTTGGGTTCCCAAGTCTTACTCTAAAGCTTTTAAACCTTTTACTTGGGCTGTGGAATTGTACTCCACGCTCTACCAATTCTTCTACTTTCGCTCTTGCTTGATTAACATTCAAACGAGCACGCTCCATAGAATTCTTGGAATTTAATACTAGCCATCTTTCTGCTAGTTTAGCTAGAACTCTGTTCATAACTACACTCCTTTAATGAGAATGGGGACGCTCACCACGTCCCCAAACGTCAATTTCGTGCTTTCAGCCTGAAGTTACCTTGCTAGTGGTAAAAGAAACGAAATCATCATCCCTTAGTTCACTATCAAGAGCTACTTTGTCTGAATTCACAGTTATGGTGGCATTCTCTACTGAGATACCCAGTTGTTCAGCTATACTAGCTGGACTTGTTGCATCAACAGTTTTGACTGTTCCACCGAAGGTTTGTACAAGTACTTTAGCCATATGGTCCGTACCTTCACTGTTACGTGGTTATTTGGTGCTCTTCTTGGGGCGTCCACGCTTTGGCTTCTTCTCTAGTTCCCTGAGTCTAGCCGCTACCGTCTCCAAGTCGAGTAATATCTCGTTCACACTATTCTTCATTTGTCGTTGGTCGTAGAATAAACGATTTACTTGCTTCATTAAGCTGAACGTCTTTTGAGATGCCCAACTGCTGAAATTCTCAGTCGTACTGTTTGACTGATAATCTCTTTTCTGGTGTAATGGATTCCAAGCACCATTACGAGCTTTATAAGGCTTATAGCCTTTCTTTCCAGCAAACATTTTATATGCTGGACGTAGCATTGATTTTATGTTATTTATCACAATGCCTCCTTTGTTTTAGGGTTCTGGATTATACTCAGGCTCGAAGCGATGACCTAGTTCATCTGGGTCTTCTTGGTGAGAGCACTCTAGGCATATAATGCCAAGTTCGGATTCATCACCCGTACCGGGTTTGATGTATTCTTCGAATTCTGTATTCTGTGAATCACATTCCGAACACTCAATATGTGCTGGGTCACCGCCTATGGGAACCGAGTTATTGTTCTTCTTCATCTATATCCGTACCATCAATTTCTACCTTAAATCCTTTGGCTTTCAAAGCCCATCCACGATAGAAGTCTACCTGTTCCTCCATAATCTCCATCTGCTTTATGTGATGTTTAATGAACATTATCAATACAACAACACTTAATAATAAAAGCAGATAACTTGTTACTAAAAGCATATCAATGATATACTTATCGACATTAATTACACCAAAGATGTCCATTATGCCTCCTTTACATCTGCAAGACAAATAAAAGGACCGTCCTCATCGACATCCACATCCCAGTCCGAAGACTGGGAGTGAACATCTGTACTCATCTGTGCGTCAATCTGTGCGTCAATGACTTCTTCTATAGACTTCTCTGTTTGGGCTATAGCGTCCGTCAATTCTTGGATAGTCATATCCATTGCTTCTTCCAATGTGAGATTCAAAAGTTCACAGGCATATCCCACGACACCTTTAACGGCACCCACTAGGATGCCATCCCAACAGATGCCCTTGCTCTTTTAAAAGCAGTGACCCTGTTATCAGCACGCACTGAAACAATGCGTCCCTTGATGATGAAATACCAAAATGGCATTTCTTTTTTACTGTTGTCCTTTGATTTAGCCATTTCTGACCTCCTTTAGTTAGGGTTACAACAAAATAAAATCTTTCCGTCTTACATCTTCATACCATTTATGATTTCAGGTCTTCTTGAATGCGGATACTGTCCTTCGACAGAAAGTATAAATGATGCAACATATCAGACTTAAACCGCAACCTGAGTCTTTCGACTACGGGTTCCTGCTCCGCTAGTTGGAGCAAGACAGTTGGTTAGTGCTTACCTGATAATAAAGGGTTGTTTTGGTTTAGTGCCCTTTCGGGTCACGTTAATGCCTATCCTGCTCATTACTGAGTTCCATTACAATGTTAGTTGCATTTAGAATCAAGACCACGCTCGATTACTCAAGCTTAAGCCTAATGACTTCCAGATATTGTGCTTTAGGGGACAACATTCCCCTACACTTGACATCCCGGCATAGAAGACTTTTATCTTCTAATTTGCCCTTACGTACATCCATTTCATTACGACTATCAGTAGTGATTTCGACCACCGATACCTAGCACCTGCTATACTTCCCAGCATAACAACCCCTAAGATGAATGCCCTTGGTAACCGCCTTCTAAGCATTTAGTTATCGTTCCAAGGATATGCTTTCGTATGATAACACGGCGTGTACACCGCCAATGCTACCTTACTACATCATTTAATAATTAAATAAAACTTTAATAGAAGTGGGGCAAGCAGACATTACTATCCACTCACCCCAACTTGGGTTTGGGCTTTTGAGCCACCTTGTCAGTAAACTGACTATCTTTATGTTCTCGGTATACGGGAACGCTACCCGTCATCGACTACTGGTTGTTCGTAGAGGTAATAGTTGAACAACATATTGCACCAGACCGAATATTTGGAAGAGCTAATACCAACAGGCATTCACGTAAATGGTAGTCAACCCTGTGATTTCAGCCACAGTTTTAGATACGTGGGCAACGACCCAAGCTCTTCGCTTTCGTACAAATCTTTATAACCCCTTGACTCACGATTCCTTTAACGTAGGTTTGATAAAATAAGGTACCTATGCCTGTGTGTGGCTGGGCAGAGGAGAAGTGAGCTATCACCTTCATTCTCGTGCCCAACGCACAGGTTTGAGTACCTTACCAAGTCCTACTTGGGAGAGGAGGCATTAGCGACTTCCATCGTACAGTCAGGCTTGACTGGGCGGTAGAAGTATGCCTTGCTCGCAGGAAGGTCGAGTTCGGTGTTGGGTTCTAAGTCTATGACTTTGAACTTCTGATACTCTGTATCAGGTACAAACACCAAGTCGGGCTTCTGAGAAGCAAGGTCGCTAATGGCGTCGACTTCGAGGACGGCTGGTAACGTAATGTCAGTATCACTGCAAGTGATTCTGATATTGTCACTGGGTATCCAGCGACCATTACGGTCAGTCTCGTGTTCGAAGACGCCTTTCACAAGGGAACCACGGTAAGTATTCGATACACGTATCGATATAGTTTTCGTGTTTGCCATAACGTATGAACCTTAGTTTATGGGTTATTGGAAATCCGTTCACCGCAGTGAATCGGCTACAAGTAGCCAGCAGGGGTTAGCACCAGTAGCTGTGCGTTAGCACGCTGTGCGTGTGGTTTAGGCACGATGGGACGGACAGATTGTGTAGCCTGAAGGCTTTCTCAATCTGGCATCGACCCATAGGGCGTAAAAACGCACGGGTACGGTGCAGTGTATATCACGTACTCCCAATCTACAGCAAGTTTGAAACCTTTTTTGTTTGGAAGGGTTACTGGGATGAAGAACAGGAATGTGCGAAATATGCTACATATCCTGTAACTCCTTATTTTTTAGTTAGGTAGCCTACTGACCTAAAGTAAATGATAGCTGTTGATTTTTAAAAATATTGGTTTTATTTTTTTTATACTTTTTTTAGTACTTAACTAATTATTAAGGGGTAGTTTTCGTGCTGGACAGTTACTTATTAGAATCTGGTAAGTTAGATTATCAGAAGTTATGGGCAGAAATGGGGCTAATAACAGGCTTCAGGAAGCTAGAGAGACAACAAGCATTGTATAAGGAGGTCCTAGATGCGTTCAATTCTAAGGAGGAGTTGGATAATACTCCAACTCGCTACAGACCTAATCCACCTAAAGGGGAAACTGATGTTTCACCACCTAAAATGGTGGATAGAGGACGTCTTCCTACTGAAGAAGAAGTAGTAGAAAGTGTAAATATGCGGAGCAAACGGAAGTTTGCAATGACTGAGGATGAGTATTGTACCTATGATGCTGAAGATTCTGATTATGTTGTAGAAGTCAAGGTCCGTAAGAAGTGGTATCCCGATTGTTTGATACAATATGACAAATATGACGCTAATAACCGGGAAGCAGAGCGTAGTGGTAGGGAATTTCTCTATATTGTAGCCACAAGTACTGATATATATGTATTTAACATTAACACATTACGCAATAAGAAGTATAAATTCCGTTGGGATTGGAAAGAATTGCCTAAAAACACTGATTTTGGGGAATCTGATAATAAAATCGTTAAATTTGTTGGCTTTATAGACATTACAGAGGCAAGTGTACACTATAACGATTAACCACAAGGATAAGGGATTAACAGAATATCCAATATATCTTCTAGACGACGCCAAAAAAGAAGGAATCTCCTTCAAAAACTGGCAAAAGTGCGAAGAAGGAGAATGGGCATCAACAGACGACGGATATGTTGCTAAAGTTATTAAAAAGAAGTCATACACTGATGATGCTGGTCGTAAGTCTTATTACTATCGTATGCCTTTTGGCTATATTATGTGGAATCCTAAGTATCCTAACAAAAAGTTCTGTGCCGGGGGAAGAAGTGCCAACAACACATTTACTGGTAAAAAGTGGCTTGATGTAGTAACTAATACTGAGCCATATAAGGCTTTAGCTATGTGGGCGGCTTTGACAGAAGACAGAGATGTAGCTATAGACCAAGTCTTTGGACCAGTTTCTGCCAGTAAACGCCGTAAATTAAGACGGCATATGAGAACGGAGAGTTTTAAAAGTATGAAAAGAGATGAAGCACAAAGACTTTTAACCGATAAACGTATGGATGCCAATTTTTTCATCGATTTGATGAATGAAGGTATCGGTATGGCTAAGGAAAAGAAGGATGTTAATGCTATTAGGGGTTTTGTTAATGACGGCTTTGAGATACACGGAATGAAGGATAAGGAGACTGTTACTACTACAGAACGCCTTGAAGCAGTACAAACCCGTAAATTGATTGATAATATCAATGAAGAAGAGGAAAAACTGATAGCAACCCGTAAAGTAGAGGAACCTATCAAGGAGGATAGAGATGATACATTGGATACAGACACTTCTGGAGCCTGAACATTTCCCAGCTTGGGAAGCATATTTACTGTTTATGCTCTTATTTTTTGTTAGTATAACATTCAGATTGGCTAGAATAGAAAAAAGACTGGAGGACAGATGATTGAGTTAGCATTGCTTATTGTTGCTATACTTGTACTTATTAACAGTGAACTGTGGGTGAAGGGCTATTGGGATAAGAGTGAAGAGTAAAAACGTCCAGAAGCCTTGGCGTACAACTAAAGGTTGGGAATTTCCTTATACAGACCCTGTTTGGGAAGATAAACAGTATCTTCGAGATAGGTCAAAATTATTCCGAGATAACGGAAATGGATGGTGGATAGAGCTTTGGAATCGTATCTGGTAACAGATAGAGAGGTAAAATTTGAGAATTGGTACATTGTTAAGAACTTATTCTCAGATGATGAAATAGAGCAGTTATTCCAAGATATAGAGGTATTGCCTAAAAAGAAGGCTAATATACTGTCTGGTGAGGATAATGATTACCGTGAGAGTATGATTAAGTGGATTCCTAAGTTTAATAGTGATACCTATGGATGGATATACGAAAAAGTATGGAAATGGGTAGATATCGCTAATAAGGAACTCTGGGACTTCGATTTAGTAGGTATGAGGAATGATGCCCAATATACAGAGTATAACCAAGAAGGACACTATGATTGGCATATGGATATACTAGGAAAGGGTATAAATCATAGAAAAATCTCTATCACGGTTCAATTAAATAAAAACTTTAAAGGTGGCGAGTTAGAGTTTAAATTCGGAAAGGGTTCGGAGAAAATAGCTTTAGAGAAGGGAGATGGTGTTATATTCCCTTCTTTCTATTTACATAAGGTAAATCCCGTAACGTATGGTAAAAGGAAAAGTCTAGTACAATGGATTTCGGGGAAACCGTACAAGTAACAGATGACTTTGAAGCTAAATATGCCCAAGAACAGGCATTAAAGAAGCTAAGGGATAATATTGGTCTTTTTGGAAGAACAATGTTCCCTACAGCCCTGAATAAGGCTGTTCCCCAGTTCCATCACGAAATATACAGAAATTTATCCGACGGTCTCAAAAAGCGGTTACTGATTGCCGCCCCTCGTGGCACAGCAAAAAGCACAGTGACCTCCTTGATTCTGCCCCTTCATCGAGCCGCTTTTAAGCCGTCGGATAAAGATTTATTTATAGTTATCATATCTGAGAGCCAAGCTCAGAGTATAAACTTCTTATCAAGGATAAAACACCATCTCCAACATTCTAGGAACTTTATTGATATGTTTGGTGATTTTGGACCAAATACTGCAAAGAGATGGACTAATAACGATATTGTTCTAGCCAATGGTACAAGAATGATAGCCGTTGGTACCGGTCAAAGAGTTCGTGGGTTTATTGAGGGAGATACTCGACCAAATCTTATAATAGTTGATGATTACGAATCGGAGCTAAATGCCGCTACACCTGAAGCTAGAGCTAAAAATAGGAAATGGATTACAGAGGCAGTTATACCATCATTAAGTGATGACGGTAGAATTGTTATGATAGGAACAGTAATTTCAGAGGATTGCTTCTTATATTGGGCAAAAGACTCTCCAGCTTGGAAAGTTCTGTGGTTTTCTATCACAGATGACGAAGGAGAGAGTATTTGGGATGAAAGGTTCCCTATGTCTAGAATCCACGATATAAAAGCAGAGTTTGAAAGTGTTGGGAACTTAAATGGATTCTATCAGGAGTATATGAATGAAGCTCAATCGCCAGACAATGCACCGTTTAAGCCAGAATATATCAAACTACACCACTACCACTATAAACGTATTAACGGGCAAAATTGTCTCGTTAGGATTATCGATGGTCAGGAAGAGCAAAAACCTGTGGAGGTCTATTGTGGGATTGACCCTGCTAGTAGTCTCTCTGCTAGGTCAGACTTTTTTGTTATTGCTACTATTGCTCTTGACAATGCTGGCAATAAGTATGTTGTGGATATATTCAGAGACAAAGTCGACCCTGCAATCCAGCCTGACAAAATTATCGAAATTTGGAAAAGATATCGTCCGAAGAGGATGAAAATAGAAACAACTGGGTATCAGGAAGCATTAAGAGCTAATGTACGTAAATTAATGCTTGACCAAGGATTATACATACCCGGACTGGAAAAAGGGATAAAACCTAGGACCAAGAAGTCTGAAAGACTATTATCTCTTGTAGCACCACTTGCTAGGGGTGAGTTTTTCTTCAGGACACAGGATTTAATACCACAACAAGAGTTCTTATCTTATCCAAGGGGTAAACACGATGATGTGTTAGATGCAGTCTATTATGCACTAGATGGAGCTAAACAATGTCGTATAAAAGAATTTGACCCAAATGCCATAAAAAAGACGAATAAAGTTCTTGATTGGCTTACAATGTAGTTCTTAACTTCGTACCGATGGCGTACGTTGAAAAAGAGGGTGATATATCTCCTGATATTGTTGATGATACCCACAAGTTGTGGAAGTCATACTCTCAAAAGAGGGATATATGGGCTCAAGCGGCTCAAGAAGATACGGAATTTAGATTAGGAAGGCAATGGTCGGCTGAGCAACAAAGAATTTTACTTGAGAGGGGTCAAGCACCACTCGTAGTTAACCGTATCCATCCAGCAGTTGAAGCCGCTAAGGCTTTACTTACTTCAGGTAGACCACAGTTCAGAGTATCTCCTAGAGAGGACAGCGACAATCAGGTAGCACAGGTATTCAATGGATTACTCGAATATATGTGGTATATCTCCGATGGGACTCAGGCACTCCGCAACGTCATAGATGACTACTATACGATGGGTATGGGATGTATGATGGTTTATATTGACCCCTTGAAAGATTATGGAAGAGGTGAAGTCTGCATAAGAGACGTAGACCCACTTGATGTATATATCGACCCGAATTCTCGGGAACGATTAGGTGATGATGCTGAAAACGTTATCATATCTCGTTTATTCACTAAAGACCAAGCAATGGCTATGTATCCTATGTATGAGGAGTCTATTAGAACTGCTCAGAGTGATTTAGATACAGATAGACCTGTAACAGACAGAGTAGATGATAAGGGGATTGTATTCCCCGAAGATACTGCTACAAAGACCGATATAAGCTGGGGAACACATAACGAATATATTAGGGGATACGAGAGATACTATAAGATTTGGGTAAAGAGATTTCATATTAAAAATAAGCTTGATGGCAAAGAAGAGGTTCTTTTAGAAGAAGATATGCCTGAATTCCTAGCCAGACCTGCTGTTTCTATTAATGGTCAGATTATAACAGACCCTAAGAAAGCAGAAGGTATGATTCAGCAGTTGAGCCAAGAATATGACCAACAAGCTGAACAAGCAAAGATGTCTGACCAAGATGTCCCTCCCCCACCAGTTGTTGAGCAGTTAACTTTCCAAGATTTAGTAGAACAAGATATCATTGAGACCGTGTCGGTACCCGTGCAAAGGATAAAAATGTGTGTGATAATGGGAGACCAATATCTTTATTCACGTATCCTACCTATTGACCATTACCCCATCGTGTTCTTTATGAACATTCATAACAGAACGCCCTACCCAGTAAGTGACGTACGAATGGTCAAAGATATGCAGGAGTACATTAATAAGACACGGTCTCTAATTATTGCTCACGCTACTACAAGTACAAATACAAAGATTTTAATACCATCAGGCAGTGTAGATATGCAAGACTTTGAACAGCGATGGGCACAACCCGGAGTTGCAATAGAAGTTGATATGGACCAAGGAGCACCTCAACCAGTTCAACCTACTCCATTACCCAATACATTGTATCAGAATGAATTAGCGGCTAAACAAGATATTGACCATCAGTTAGGATTGTATGAGATGATGATGGGTAATACTGAAGCGGCACCACAAACCTATAAAGCTACTGTGTCTCTTGATGAATTTGGACAGCGTAAGATAAAGTCTAAGCTACAGGATATAGAGACTGGCTTGGTTCGTATTGGTAAGATTGCCATACCATTAATGCAACAACTATTTCAAGCAGAGAAGGTTGTTAGACTAGTACAACCTAATAATTCGTTGACTGAATACGCTATAAACAAAAAGATTTACGACGATAAATCCGGCGTCACTGACGTTATAAATGATATATCAAGGGGTTCCTTTGATGTAGTAGTAGTTACCGGAAGTACCTTACCAACTAATAGGTATGCCCAGCTTGAGATGTATATGGATGCTTATGAGAAGGGTATCATCGATAAGACTGAAGTTCTTAAGAAGACTGAAGTATTCGATATGGAAGGTGTATTAACCAGAACTGACCTTGTTCAACAGTTACAGCAACAAGTTACAGGTATGGAAGACCAGATAAAAGATTTAGAAGGCGATTTGCAGACGAGAGAACGTGAGAACTATCATCTGAAGCAGAGAGCTGAATTAGAAAAATTCAAAGCAGACCTCGATAAAGTTTCAACCCAGTCGAAAGGGGCTGGCAAATTATTCGAGAAACGCCTAGATGATGCACTTGGTCAAGTTAAGACGGAAGTCAAAGAGGCTAACCGTGCGACCAGTTAAACAATCCTTACCCCTAGTGCGAAGGGCAGGATAAACAAAAGGAACTCGAAAATGGATGCACCATTTGAAACTACGGAAGTAACCCAACATCCGGCTGAAAATCCGATTGTAGGCACTCCGCAACAAGAACAAGCACCCCTAGAGCCCTCTCCTGATGAAGTTTTTTCACAGGAGAACCAAGTCGGTGATTTCTTTAGAGCTCAGTTAGCTGATGAGCCGGAAAACAAAGAAACCGCACCTCAAGTTCAAACAACCGAACAAGCAGAGGAAGAACCGAACGATACCGTAAGGTATCAATACTGGCAATCAGAGGCAGATAAGGCTCGTAATGAGAATGAGGCACTGAAAAAACAGTTGGCTCAAAATCAACAAGCACCACAACCTCAGATTGCAGAACCACAGAATCAAAACGAGATGGAAGGATTTCCACCTCCACCTGAAAAACCTCGCAAACCTGCTGGGTTTAACAGAGAAGAGGCTTGGACAGACCCTCAATCACAATCAGCCGCATATCTTAATACTGTAGACGATTGGCGTGATAGTATGGACGAATACAACAGACTGCACAATGATTATAACGCCGCAGTTGTACAGGAAGAGAGAGCCAAGATGGTGGAAGAGAGGAATGACATCCTAAGAAAACAAGCTGAGAAAGAAGCGTACGATAAGAATATGGTCAACTTACGTGACCAATTAACAGAGAAATATCAGGCATCTCCAGAGGAGATAACTGACTTTGTTAAGGTTATGGAAAGTCCTGACAGTGTTAACCTCGATAACCTTTTTCAGTTATATCGTTTGAAAAATGGTGCTCAAGTACCACCCCAACAAGGACAAGCTCCTATAGAGCGTGCAGATAGTCAAACTCCGGCATCGGACAACTTTGACCAAATGAAGCGTGCTCAACAGGTACCTTCTCCAATGGGCGTACTTCCGAGTGCGAATAAGAACGTAGCAGGTTCGCCTGAAGATACTGTTATGGATTCTATGGTTCAGGAATACGATAATCGAAACCCTTGGACGTAGAGGAGTAAATAGCTATGGCAACAGCTTATAGTTTAAGCACAGGTAATGCTAAAGGTTCTTTGGAACAAGTTAGCATTAACGACTCACGCCGAATTTTTAATTTCGGTGAGAGAGTGTCAGAGTTAGCTCCACAGCAGAGTCCGTTTTTCGTGTATTTGTCTAAAGTTGCGAAAGCGTCAACTGATGACCCCGTATTCAAGTTCCTTGAACAACGTCATCAATGGCAACGTCGTAATTTTATCCTCAAAACTGCTATTGCAAGTAGCATTGCTAAGGGAAGCGATACTGCTTCACTTAAGGTAGTTTGTGGATATGATAAGTACGGAGTTGAATCCGCATCTGGTAAGAGTGCGGCTCCACAGTATTTTGTAGTAGGACAAGTAATTCGTTTAGCTGGTAAAGCTATGCGTATTAAGTCTGTTGATTCAGTCGGTGACGGCGAATCAGCTACATATGCCGCAGGAACCGCCGCAACCTTTTCCGAGATTACTTGTACCTGTCTAGAAGCTTCTGGGGCAATAGCCGCAGATAAGCTGGGACAGATTGTAGGTAGTGCTTGGGCTGAAGGTAGCCTTGACCCAGACGGATGGAAAGACGAGCTCTATTCAAGAGAAGGATACTGTCAGATTTTTAAGACAGCAATTCAGCTCTTTAGTGGAACTGCTTTGGCAACACGTTATAGAGGTCGACCCGACGAATATCGTCGAGTTTGGTCTGAAAAGTTAATGGAACATAAAATGGACATCGAGCACGCAATGCTCTATGGTGTTGGAGCTTCTGATGAAGCCGCTTCCGCCGGACCTGTCCGTTATAGCTGGGGTATTGTACCCTACACTGAACAGTATGGAAATGTATTTAGTTACACCTATGCGAACAGTGACTATGACGCCTTCATAGATACTATGGAGTCATTTTTTGCACCAGAATCTGGTAATAGTGGCGACAAGCTTGTACTGGCTTCACGCAAAGTACTTGCTTGGTTAAACAAATTGGGTTCCAATTCATTCTTATCTAACACTGTCGGTGCTGACCAGTACCGTATGGATGTTCAGAACATTAAGGGTGCATTTGGACATATGGTTACTAGAGTTAATACTCTATTTGGTAACCTGCACTTTGTTGCTGAACCACTGTTCCGGAATCAGGATGAGGATATGGCAGTCGCTATTGATTTAGCGAATGTTAAATATCGTCCATTATCTGGAAACGGCGTATCAAGAGATACGCACGTTATTACGAACGTACAGAACAACAATGTTGATGGACGGAAAGATATGATTCTAACCGAAGCCGGTTTGGAGATTAGTCTACCAGAAACTCACGCTGTTATGAAGTGGTCGTAAGAGACGTGGAACGATTTATGGGGGGCATTTAGCCCCCCATAATGGGAGAACGCAATGGCATTTGATGCAAAAGTAAAGAAATATGCAGGTGATAGTGCTGGTTTAACTAGTGCCAGTATGTTAGAAGCATTGACTCAAGGAGTAGACTATACTCTAGGTGTGGTAAAGTCTATGTCTCCACAAAATTTACCATTATTTGGTAGGAATGTTTCAATAGAGTCAGGTATGATAAATGGATATGTATCTGGCATTACTATGACATCAGCAGGAAGTGGTTATGCATCTAATGCAACATTGTCTATAACAGGCGGTGGAGGTACTGGTGCAGAAGCTTGGTTAACATTATCACAGGCTAATGGCAGTGTTATTACTGGGGTTGGTCTTGGACCTAGTAATATATACCCAGTATCAAAAACTGGTTCTGGTTATACAAGCGTACCGACTGCAAGTGTTGTTAGTGCTACTGGTTCTGGAGCTACTTTTACATTAACTGTAGTTATAAAGGATGGTATGGATTTAGGTGCATTAAATATTTTTGATGTATTAAAAGTTGAAAGAGATGGTTATGTAGCTCAACCAGCTAAACCAGATAATAGACTTAAGATGACAGATACAAAGAGTATCTATTATGCTCAAGAATCTAGTCCTACTTATATAACAGATTTTGAAGGAATTTTAAGAATTTATCCAGATACAAAGACTACTGAAAAAGGTAACATATACTGTATATCATCAGGGGCTGGTAAAACTATTGATTTAGCAAAGGAAGAAATAAAGGATGATGATTTAATATTTGGAACAACTACATCTATTGGTGAAGAGAACTTCCCATCCATATGGAAAGAGCTTGTTATTTTACACGCATCTGAGTTATTACTTGTTGAAAGGTTAGGTTTATTCAGGCAACAGCTCCCAACAGATTTAGATGATGTCACTGTATTTGATAAAATTGCCGATATTGAAATAAGTATTTCTGGTCTTACAAAATCTTTGCCTAGCAACTTTACTATTGCTACAGCTCTTCCAAGCCCAACAGTAGTTGGACACCCAACTGCTGAAGTAAACGATGCATTAGCTAAAGCTCAGAGACTTATGGATAGTTCAGCTACTATTACTGGTGATGGAACTGTTCTAAGTGTGCAGAGTTGGTTAGAGGACGAAGATGAAGATATGGTTCAGTCTACTATTCAGGCAATTACATCTGAATTAAGTAGGGCACAGATGATATTATCCAACCATCAAGCAAAAGTTCAAGTGTATGCCCAAGATTTTACTTCTGCTGTTACAAAATATACTACTGAGATACAGAAAGAAGCTCAAAGAGTTCAGATAGATATATCAGAGTATCAGGCAGAATTGCAACACGCATTACAACAAAAGCAGAATGAGTTGCAAGAATATTCAACCAATCTTGGTAAAAAGATGAGTTCTTATACTACTCTTATATCAAAGATAAATACCGATTATCAGTGGGTTACACAGCAATTACAGGTAGTTGGTGCAAAAAAACAAGAATTTATACAAGCACTTCAACCCACAGGTTTAGGTGAGAATCCTATGGAGAAAGCTATATGAAACTAAAGGAAATGGCAGAGAGGATTCAGCAACATCATCCAGATATGGGTATAACTGAAATAGTTAGGTCCTTAAATGATGCTATGAATGATATGGGATTTAAAACAGAAATTATAGAATCTGCTGACCAGTTTGATACAGTAAAAGACCAGAGGGTCTATAAGCTAAAGAAACACATTATTAAGGTTAAGGCTGTTGATTATGATGGTAAGTCAATTAAGAAACTACTTGGTAGACCTATAGAGAGAGATTTAAGCTAATGGAAAGACAAAATCTAAATATTAGTCAAAATGTTTGGTGGGTAGAAAGAGACTCCGTACTCTTGGCTTATTATAGTTCAGCTACTGATAAGTTCACTTCTCCAAGTACTGCTGGAATTAAAGTAACACTATTTTATATTCAAAGACCTGATAAGTTTTTATTAAAGGGTGAATCTCCAGAAAGAGATGGTTTTGTAGACGGAGATACTTATTTAGGAGTTGAATTAGATTCAAATGTATCTGTTACTAATACTACATTTTGGGACCAAGAACCAGAGATACCTGAACAATTTCACGAAGCTTTAATAGCTAGAGTAGTAGCAAATGGGTATGAACGTAAGCCAGAGACAATCCAGTTAGCAACTTATTTTTTAAGTAAGTATGATAATGGTGTAAGAGAATGTAGGAAATATTCTTACAGAGGAAGAGATGGTTCACAAATAGTACCAATGGGACAGGACTTCTAATGGCGTTAGGCGATGGCATAGGTAATATGAGCTTTGATGCTTTGACTTGGTATTTTGACCAACTCGGAGTTGCTTTTGACAATACCTTAGTGATGTTATTCACTAAGATTAAACCACCTGCTGGACCTAATCTTATAAGAGTACAGTTTCCTTCTTCTCCAACAATGACAAGAGTAGAAGCACCAGTAACACCAACATATACGAGGATACCATAAATGGGTGGAACTTTAACTAGTCCTAATAAGATAAAGGACGTATACACAAAATTAGTCTGGTATAACACATCAGACAGCAAGTTTTACAGAGACAATGGAACGGCAGACGTAGAAGTGCCTGTTGGTTCTGACCTTGTCACTGGAAACATTTTGAAACATCAAACTTCTGGGACTGTAAGTTCTGGCGATTTGTTTCAAATATTAAACAACAGCACAGAAGTGTTCTCTGTAGATTATCAGGGAGCAGTGCATTTAAAACCAATGACCTCAGCACCAACAGATAATTCTGAAGGAACTCTCTATTATGATAGTTCTAATGACACACTGGTGGTCTCTGTGGAAGAATAGGAGAATAAGACTATGGCAAAAGTCTGGAAAAAACTCCAGAGAGCAGACAGTGCTTTCGAGGGTAACGTCACTGGTACAGTAGACGGGACTGCGGCTGGTACTGTTAAGTCTGGAGCAACAGCTGGAACGGCGGCAAAGGTAATTACGGACGCCGCCTTTGATAGTAGCACTAAGCTGAAAGCGGCAAATGCTGTTGATGCTTTGGTGAATGCAAATACAACGAAAAGTGATGTTGGACTGGGGAATGTCGATAATGATTCGACATCTACAATTCGGTCTGGTACCACAAAAGCTGATGTCGGATTAGGGAATGTAGACAATGACTCTACATCTACCATTAGGTCTGGCACAACTGCCGCTAATGTAGGCTTAGGCAATGTAGCAAACGAATCAAGAGCTACCATTTTAGGTGGTAACTTGACAGGAACAGTTGATAGTGTTGCAGTTGGCACCATTAAAACCGGGGCTTCTAAAGGAGCCGCCGCACCTATCACATTTAGACAGGATGGAATACCAACAGCACTAAATGCTGGTGACGTTTGGTTTGACACAAACGATAGTAATAAGCAATACAGGGCTACTGCTACTGGAGATGATGCAATCACCTCTGGAGAATGGGAAAGCGTTGTACAGGGTAAGATTCACTCTTACTCAAAAAGCGATGTTGGTCTCGGTTCTGTCGACAATGACAGTACTGCAACCATTCGGTCTGGTACCACTGCCGCTAATGTAGGCTTGGGTAATGTAACTAACGAATCAAAAGCAACTATGTTTGCAGGACCCACATTCACGGGTACTGTAGCAGGTGTTTCTAAAGCACACGTTGGCTTGGCTAATGTTGATAATGATTCCACATCCACAATTCGGTCTGGCACAACTGCCGCCAATGTTGGTTTGGGGAATGTTACTAATGAGTCTAAGGCTACTATGTTTACTAGTCCAGCGATTACAGGAACTCCAACAGGTGTTACTGCAACTCACGTTGGATTAGGAAATGTAAGTAACATTACTACTGCGACTATGAGAGATGGAGTAACTAAGGCTAATGTTGGTCTTACTAATGTTATCGACCAAGCAATTACCGTTGCAAGTGGTAAACTCAAGTTTGGGTCTACTACTCAAACACTAGATGCTGATACAGTTGATGGAGATTCTAAGGCTACTATAAAAGCCGCCGCAGTAACAACTGCTGAAACAAACATTATCGGTAGTGCACCGGGGGCTTTGAATACTCTTGATGAGTTAGCCGCCGCACTTAATGATGATGCGAGTTTCAATAGTACGATTACTACATCAATCGCAACGAAAGGCAAGGCACCAATGACTCTAACAGCAGAAGACGTTGATGGAGATTCAACTTATGATAATGACCCGGCAAGTGAAGCGATTGGACAAATTGGCGTTTACTCCGGTCAATCATACGCAGTGATGGATATTTAATGGCTAAAACGATTAAATCATTCAAACTTAGCGACTTATCTTGCTCTATCCCCGATAGTGGACAATACGAAGAGAAAAGTGTTGGCTCTTCGGGGAAAGAGTATATAGGTCTACCACCTTATGCTTATCAAGGATTAAAAGCGTCTTTAGTAGCAAAAGGTTATAAACCAGAACAATATGATTACATAGTGTGTACTGATGCTGGTAAAGTATTGTATGGTGGTCGCAGAGTTTGGCTGATGCAGAAGGATATGGGACTTGACCAGAGTACAATGGTTGAGTGTGAAATCTGGACAGAAAAAGAGTTCGTTTTGGACTTGAGAGCAAAGATGGGCTTAACAGCAGATATGGTTGCTAAAAAAGATAAAGAAGGAAACTGGGTAGAACCAGTACAAAAGACTGTTAACTCATTGAAGTCGGCTGATGTTAAAGGATATCCTAACCTTGTAGCACGTCATAAAAAGAAAGCAAATATTGATGGATATGATTATGCTTTTAAAGGTTCTGATGGTAAAGTAATAGATGCCGGAAAGTCTTAATGGGCTTTTGGGATAAAGCAGAACAAAAATCTGCGAAAGGAAAGAACGAAGAGGTTGTCATTGACCTTCAGAAGAAACTCTCTAAACTAGAGTTCTCTGATGTTGACTATATCTACAACTTAATATTAAATAATCAATATAGGGGAAGAGAGATAGAAAAGGCAACTACGGTTCTATTGAAAATAAGGTTCATAAGGAGCCAATTAAAGGAGGAAACGATAAGTGAATCAACCAAAACTGAAGACAGTTAAGTTAACAACACAAGAGCTACACGCTATGGTTACGTTACTTGAAGGTGTCAAAGTAGAAATAAAAGAAGGACTGTGGCTATATAGAATGTATGAAAAGATATTGAATGCATTTAAATCTGCGGCAGAAGCCGACCCTGATTGGGTTGAAGTTGAAGCAGAGGAAAAAGAAGCTCCAGTAGTACAGAATGGCTAAACAGTGGAAAAAACTGCAACGGGCTGATTCAGCTTTCACTGGAGATGTCACAGGTTCTATTAATGGTGCCTCTGCCGCTTCAATTAAGAGTGGTTCTGCACTAGGAGCTAGTTCCAATCAGGACTCTACTTCTACAATAAGAAGTGGAGTTACTAAAAGTGATGTTGGTCTTAGCAATGTAGATAACGATTCTACTTCTACTATTAGAAGTGGTGTTACTAAAGCTAATGTAGGTCTCGGAAATGTTGAAGATAAGAGTGCGGCTACAATTATGGCTGGTACCTTTACTGGTAACATTGGTGGTACAAGTGCGGCTGATATTAAGACAAAAGCTGTTGCTGGTGAAGCGGCAAAGAGTGCTGTAGATGGTAATGCCGCCGTTACTATGGTTGGCGGTAGTATCAATATAGGTTCTGGTGAATGGACTGTAGATTCTGATGGTAACCAAGTAACCAA